GTCAGCACTTCCCTGCTGGTCACGCAGGTCCATCGCCTGCCGCAATCGCAGCACCACACCGCACCCCGTGCTCCTTGTTCTGGTAGGTCGCACTGGTGACGAGGGCTGACATGGCGCGGGTGGGTGTGGCGTAGGAACCGACCGCTCACGGTGCTCGCCATGGTGAGCACCATAGCCACCCACGGGCCGCACTGGATCCACTGACCGGTAACGGATGGAGGTTGAGTGACGATGTACCCAGTGAGATGCGACGGCCTGCCCAGCTAGTCCAGGTGCACCTGGAGCTCGGTGGCCTCCCGCATCGGGGACGCCCTCGGATCCGGATCGGTGCGACCGGCAGGTTGCTCCGCCCCCGGCCGGGGGCGTTCTTACTGCCGGGGGAACCCGGAGCCTACTTCTTGCGGGACGTCCGTCCGCCTGCCGCTGAGCCCTTCGTCGCCGCGGCGCTGCCCGCCGCGGGCCCGGGTGTCTTACCTCGGCCGGCGAGCCGCTGGTCTTTCGAGGTGCCCTTGCTGGGCTGGTTCCGGCTGGACGCCTTGCCTCTACGGTCCGCCATCGGGATCCTCCGTTACCGGTTGTTGCAGTGCTCGCTTCCCTGCTCATTGCCAGCAGCGTTGTTCCGGCCCCCGGGAGTGTTCCCGGCCGGGTTGTCCAATCCCTGCGGAACATTGCTACCCTCCGCAGCGCAATTGCCACTGGGGTTGAAGAGGTGCTGGTGAGCCAACGCCGGGGTCGCGCTACCAAGAAGAACACCGGCGGCCAGGGACAGGACTGTGACGATATTGCGCGTGCGCATTGTTCTCCTCAGATTCAGATGATTAAACCCGGTGTCGAGCGCGGCGGCAGGTTTGTCCGCAACATGGAGTGAGACCCCGGTTATCTTCCGGACAGTAGTGCACTACCTCGCTCACTGGGTCACCGTACCCGTCGCGCTGTTGCGCACGGTGCGGCACCGGTCCGGGGTGTGGGTGGTCCATGAGCGGCAGTGTCCGATCACGACGCCTGCGCTGTTGACTGGGCACCCGCGTTGCGTGTTGTCTTCGACCCAGGAGCGGCCCAGTCCGAAGTAGGCCACTCGGGTTCCGCAGCACTCGCACGGTTCGTAGGGCGCGGCGTCATCGGGGCAGTCGCACTCGGCGGTGAACCCGGCGGTCACGCTCACTGTGCACCGGGATTGGCTATGCGACCCCAGACTCCTGCCGCCCCTGCGGTCAGTACGAGCACGGTGGTGGGCGTCGGGAGCATGAGCGCACCGCCGGTGACACCTACCGGGGTGCCAGCGGGCACGAGCACCGCCAGTGTGGTCGCATCGGGCTCGGAGGGGGGCGCCAACCCGAGGACGGTGCCAGCGGGCAGCTCGAGCTGCTGGCCGGGGACCACGCTCAAGGCGAGGGACATGACCCGCCAGCCGACGACGTCGACCGGCGTAACGACCGCGGCGGCCAGGGCGGGCAGCACGGGGATCCCCGCCGGCCCGCCCACGAACTCCCGGGTCGCCACCGCCGCCGCGAGCATCTCAACGACACCCGCCGCGTCGGGGCCGTCCTCGGCAGCGGCGCTGATAGTTGTGAGGGCCGCCGCGTCGTCACCGCCCGATTCGCCCAGTAAAAGCGAACACCGGCAATTGTGCACCTCCTCCGCCGTGCCGGGCAGCCCGGACGGGTCACCGGGGTATTCCAGCCGGTGCCGGCCCACTTTGAACTTCTCCCCAACTAAGCGGACCTGCCCATCAGCGATCACATGGCTCTTGCGAACATTTCCATCCCTACGCGATATCCATTGCGTATAGGTGACACCGAGTGCCCTGGCCTGTTCTAGTGCTGCCTTGCCGGCGAGTGCGGTACCGATGGTGCGCGCGTTCAGGCGCAACCATTTCCCGCCGCGGGTCGCGGCTTGCTCAACGCGGTCGAGTAGCCCGTCGATGTCGAGCCCGTCATCCTCGCCAGTCAGGATAGCCTTGCGCAGGCCTTCGGCGTAGCGCCCGGCGTCCCCGAGTAGGTCCTCGAGGGCTTCGTCCACGAGGTCGGCCAGCAGCTCCTCGTCCACCGCGAACATGCCGTCGGCGTTGGCCGACACGTCGGGCACGTCAACCCCGGCCCGCGTGGCGGCGTCCGCGGCGGCGTCGCGGGCCACCCGCAACGCGACCGGCCGGGTGGTGTCGACGATCTCGGCGATAAGGCTGTCCGGGACGACGTGCTCGGTGTCGAGTGCTTTCGTCTCCCGCCCGACGGGGGAGTGTTTCTGCGCCGGTGTCCAGTGCCGGGTGCCCTTGCGCGCTTTCGGCCCGCGCAGCCGGGCCGCGACCACCGCGGCGACCCGCGTGAGGTAGGCGTCTACCGCGTCGACCATCCCCTGCCCGGCGTGCTGCGCCCGCGCTGCGGCGGCGGCTGCGAGCGCGTCACGCGCCGGGCCCGGCGGGGGCGACGGGGCAGCCTCACCTACCGGGAGGGTGCCCGTGTCGAGCGGGGGCAGCTCATCGCCAGACCGGGGCTGGGGTGGTGTCCCGGTGTCGCGCGCGGCCCTGCTTACCCTCCACGTCCGCTACCGGCGGGGAGGCCTCGATCTCGGCAGGGCCGGCGGCGTGGCGCTGCTCCAGCACGCTGGGCGGGTTCGCCGTGCCCCCGACCACCCGCAACTGGGTGGCCGCGGCGTTGGTCTGTGCGTTGTAGGCGCCGATGGCCGCGCCCCGTTCCGCACCTGCGGCAGCTTCCGTCGCAGGGTCGGCAGGGGCTGCCATGCCACCTTGGGGTGCACTAGCGGCGTCGTCCGCGTCGTCGGCGTGGTCGTCGTCTGCGACGGCGAGCCGCCCTGGTGGCAACCAGAGCACCCGGGATGCCGGCACGTTGAGCCGTTCGAGCCCCTTGACCTCGCGGACGTCGTCGACGGTGAGCAGCCCTGCCGCCTGATCCGCTGCCGCGCGGTCTTCTTTCGCGCGGTGATGCCGGGCGAGGACCCACACGTCGGTCAGATCGTGACGCAGCCACAGGTCGTCGCTGTAGCCGCCAGTGAGCACGTCGAGCTGGTCATCCTGCAATGCGATCAGCGGCGCGAACCGGTGCTCCATGAACACCGCGTACTCCGCGTCGGCGTTATCGAACGTATTACCCGTCAGTAACACCTTTCCGTGACGCCGTGCGACAAACGTTCCGTAGGCGGTTCTCGGGCACCAGACCTGCCCGTCGTAGGGCTCTGACGTGCGGGTTTGCCGCTGTATCGTCATCACCTTGCGCTGTCGAACAATGGCGACCCAGTCGCGCGCTGGCCTTTCGACTCCCTTGTAGCGGTAGGTGAACTCGCGTTCACGGAGACTGGTGGTGTAGCCGCACAGTGTCGCCAGGAAAATGAATGCCTCCGTGGCGCGGCGATCCTTTTGGGCAAACGTCCAGGACGACGTATTCGGCACCGATGTGCAGCCGTCCGCGTCAAGCATGGTATGCATGAGTAGCCGTCGCTGGTCAGCGGTGAGCGCGAGCAGGAACGCCGTAGTCATGATCTTCTCGGGCGCGACTTGATGCAATGCCGCCGCTACTTCGCCACGCACGCTGATCAGCGCGCGTCCGTCCGCCTCGCGGATGATGAAGTGCGCGCCCGACTCTTTCGCGCACGCTGCGATCCGGTCGGCCAGCGGTCCGACGTTCTGTCGGATACGGACGTACGGCGCGACGTTGCCTGGCCGCATCTCACGGCTGCGAGTGGACGGATGGAAGGCGCCCTCGGTGACCGCCCACCCGACCAGCTCGACGAACGCGCTGGAGTAGGTCGACTCGTCTGCACCCGCTTCGGCGTCGCCGATGGTTCGGATGCGATCGTGTGTCGACAGGTCTTCGACCTTGCGCAGCAAGTAGCGGTGCCCATCCGTGCTGGGGTACTGCGGTTCGACGGCCCAGTTGTGACCGGGCGTGACCAGGAAGTCGGCGTGTGAGTGTCGCAGCCGGTACATCGGCCCGTGGTAGTGCGCCTGGTAGACCTCGCGCACCGGTGACCACTTGAGCTGCCCGTCGGCGGGGTCCATCGAGAGGATGATGTCTTCGGTGGTGATTTTGTCGCCGTGTAGCCAGCCGCGTTGGGTGAGTGCTTCGGTCTGGTCGTCCACGCAGCGCCCGGATGCGTCTCCCATCATGGATTCGGGGACCCCGAAGACCATGGATGCTTCTTTGCGCATCCGGTCCATCACGTCGCCCCACTGTAAATCTCGTGGCGTGGAGGACAGGTCTTTGTAGTCCATGGCGTCGGCTTGGATTGCGGTGACCTCACCGGGCCGCGCCTGGTGGTTGAATCGGGCTTCGAGTGCCTTTACTGTCTCTTCGTCCGCGGTGCCTTTAACGGCGAGAATGCCACCGGGGCGGCCATTGGACTGCATGTAGTCCCGGTTGTAGAGCCGCGCGTAGCGGTCCAGGTCCACGGACAGGCCGGCGGCCTGCATGGGGCTCATCGCGGCTGGTAGCAGCGTCGGGTGGGGTGAGCGGACCCAGAGCACCGAGTTGGGTTGGTCGGTTTTTTCTGGGTCGAAGGGCGGCAGGGTGTCTATCCTGCCGCCGGTGTCACCGGTGGTCCGAATCTGGAAGGCGCTGATCGGGTTGGTGGGGCTGGGAACGATGTCGACCAGGTCCGGGTCGAGCAGGGTCAGCATGGCGTAGCGGCCTGCGCGACTGCGGGCCACTTCGATGTAGACGCCTTTGCTGGAGAGTAGGAACTGCGCGATGAGCCGGTATCGGAACATCTTCGCGGTTTCCCACGGGTTGGCTCTGCGGTTGAGGCAGAACAGTAGGCGAGTGGGGTCCTGGGTGATGGGGACCACTTTGCCGGTGTCGGGGTCGTCGACGCGTAGAACTATTTTTCGGATGAGTCCCGCGTAGGTGATGACTTCGACGGCGCGGAAGACCCACGGATTGGTCTGGAATCCTTCTGTTACCGCGCGGTCGACGGACCAGTTGTTCTGATAGGGGAC